TACAGAAAGCGAAATAGATGCTGAAGTTACAAGGTTAAATAATTTAGAACCTATGAAATTATTAAGACAAGAAAGAAATAAAAGATTGGCAGCCTGTGATTGGAGAGCAAGTTCTGATTTAACACTTTCAGATGCTTGGAAAACATATCGTCAATCTTTGCGTGATTTACCAGCAAGTGCATCGCCAAAACTTGATTCAGATGGTAATTTAGATATGACATCTGTTACCTTTCCAACAGAGCCAAGTTAATTATGAGTACATTAGCAGTTGGTACAATTAAAAGTGCATCATCAGCAGCACCAGTATTTCAAAATACAAGTGGAACTGAGATAGGCCAGCTTGGAAAAGTATGGGCTTTAATCAATATGTCAGGTGGTAGCATATTAGATTCTTTTGGTGTTAGTTCTATTAGTGATCAAGGAACAGGTACATTTGATGTAAATTTTACTACTGCACTTACTAATGTAAATGCCTGTGCTGTTGCAAGTTCTAGCGACTCTACGTTACATACTCAAATTGTTGATGGTAATTGTGATGCAAATGGTTTTAGGTATAGATGTTTAGATGGTGGTGGTTCATTAAGTGATGATCCTTTTACTGGATTTATTCTTTTTGATAATTAATTATGTCAACACTTAAAGTTACAACAATCCAAGATACAAGTGGTGGTTCTGCTTCTACTTCTACAGAAATACAAAAAGGTAGATGCAAAGCCTTTGTATTTTTTGATGAGAGTGCGACTATTTTTCAATCTAGTAGCACTGATCAAGCATTTAATGTAAGCTCTGTGACAGATAATGGTAGTTCTGAATATACTATTAATTTTGCCACGGCTTTTGCTGACGCATTTTATATGCCAGTAGTTCAATGTTCACAAAATGATGATGGCAGGTGTCCTATTTCAAATGAATTTTATAACACAGCTTCACAATGTAAAATGTTTACAAGAAGCGGATTCACCTCTGGCAGACAAGACGCTAATAATAATATGGTCACAATATGGAGTGTAGTGTAAACTTAATTTAAAAATCAAAAACTTATGGCAAATTCTGATTCAAGATTAATTTACACAAATGATGATGGTTCTATTAGCATTGTCTGTCCAGCAGATAATTGTGGTTTAACTTTAGATCAAATAAAAGCTAAAGACTGTCCTTCGGGGAAAACAGTTTATACTGTTAATAAATCTGCAATTCCTACAGACAGGAGTTTCAGAAACGCTTGGACTTACACGGAGTAAAAAATGGGATTTGGCATTGACATGGCAAAAGCCAGAGAAATACACAAAACAAACATAAGAGCAGCAAGAGCACCAAAACTTGCTGAACTTGATATTGAATTTCAAAAAGCATTAGAAACTGGTGCTTCAACAACAGATATTGTTGCCAAAAAACAGGCACTTAGAGATGCACCTGCTGATTCTGGAATTACATCTGCTGCTGATACAGATGCTCTTAAAGCACAATGGAAAACTGATATTCTAGGAACATCTCCTTATAGCTAATGGCAATTATTCCAGGAAAGAAGAACTTTACTGTTGATAGGAGGGCAGACTTTCCTATTAAATTGACATTTAAAGATTCTACTGGATCGGCAATAAATTTAACTGGATATACTGTAGCTGCACAAGTTTATGATCAATCACGTTCCACAAAATATGCAGATTGGGCTATAACATATACAGATAGAGCCAATGGAATTATTGATATGAACTTAGCTGATACTGATACGGCAAATTTTACTCCAGATATTTTATTTTATGACGTATTGTTAACAGAACCAGGTGGTAGCAAAAACTATTATTTAGAGGGTAAACTATTTATAAGTGAGGGTTACACAGCATGAGCAGTCCTAATCGAGTTACAGTCAGTCAAGTTTCTGATGTAGTAACAGTTGAATTGACAACTCAAGGTCCGCAAGGACCAGCCGCAGCAGGATTTGACTTTGATGGTGACAACAAAGTCAATGGTTCAATTCCTGTTTTCAATTCTTCAACAAGTAAGTTTGAAGCAACTGCAACTCACACTGTTCTCACACTCGTAGATGGAGGTAACTTCTAGTGGCAAACACAATTAGAATTAAAAGATCAACTGGATCATCAAATCCAACTTCATTAGAAAATGCAGAAATAGCTTTTAGAGAAGGTGATGAAGTATTAGTTATTGGTAAAGGAACTGGAGGAGCAGGAGGATCTGCAACAAGTATTGAGCCTATTGGTGGTAAGGGAGCATTTTTTGATAAAGCAACTACAAGAACAACAAACCATGTTTTAGCTGGTGCTGCTTCTGGAAGTGCTGCTGCACCTACATTTAGGGCATTAGTAAGTGATGATATTCCCTCGTTAGCTCATACAAAAATAAGTGATTTTGATGCTGGAGTACGCACTAATACGCTTGCAGAAATGGCTGCTCCTGCGGCTGCTGTATCTTTAAATAGTCAAAAAATTACATCACTAGCAGATCCCACGGCTGATAATGATGCTGCAAACAAAGGATATGTAGATTCTGTTGCTCAAGGCTTAGATATAAAAGATTCAGTTAAAGTTGCAACTACAGCAAATATTACTCTTTCTGGAACGCAAACTATTGATGGTGTCGCTGTTTCTGCTGATGAAAGAGTTTTAGTAAAAGACCAATCAACTGCAAGTCAAAATGGTTTATATCTTTGTAAAGCGAGCACATGGGTAAGAACAGATGATTTGGCTGCTGGTTCTGATGCTGCTGGTGCTTTTGCTTTTGTTGAGCAGGGAACTGTTAATGGTGATAATGCTTTTGTTTGTAGTTCAGATAAAGGAAGT